TCATTATCCAGTCGCAAGATCGAAGATCTATACGTAATGGTAATGCTAGTGTTATAAGATTCTGGTTGACATTGTTTAACCTTTATCGAATTATAGAAGGACCATTATCACCTAAGTTAAATACTATTACTGATCCTTATACAGGACAGCAAAGTATACTTGATGATTTTGATACCTTTATATCGAAAGATATGAAGAGATTGTTGAGAGAGTATTTACCCTCTAAGCAATCAATCTCAGCCTCTTATATTGTTAAATCGAGATCTGCCAGTACTAATGCTAGTGTAGCCATGTCTTCCGTACTATCCGATTTGTGTTGGATAGTCCAAGATGCTGATACCTATAACTTATTTAAGCAATATGCTATAGCATCAAAATCTTTTGTGTTATTTAGAAAACTCGATAATTATACCGAATATCTATTTAACGCACTTACAAAAGGGGCCAGAATTCCAGTAAAAGGGAATATGGCATTTTGTGCAGAAGAAAATGGAGGAGAAGTTCGAAGAACATTCCTACCGGATCGAAGAACGTGGACATTTGCAAGCCCTTCAGATGTGAATCTGAGAGGCGGTCAACTCTCTCTTAAAGAGGAAGCGGCCGGAAAACTTCGTGTTTTCGCTATTGTCGATGTTTGGACACAGTCATTCTTAAAACCCTTACATTCTTATTTATTTAAGATTTTAGGGGCTCTACCTAACGATGGAACCTTGGATCAAGATGCTTCGGCAGCGCGATCTATGGAGAAAGCGTTGCGACGTGGCCATGCTTGGTCAGTTGACCTAAGCTCAGCTACGGATCGTTTACCTATTGTTTTACAACAAAGTGTATTAACGACGTTATTTTCTAAAGCATTAAGTGATGCTTGGCGAAATCTGTTAGTAGAAAGAGATTATGTGTTAAACAGTTCTAAAATTACGGATCTATATTCGCAATTAGTTCCTGGTCACTACAAATACTCTGTTGGGCAACCAATGGGGGCCTTAAGTTCCTGGGCTATGTTAGCCTTAACACATCATATGATTCTGCAATTTGCAGTTTCTAGATGCAAAGGAAAACAGGAGTTATGGTATGATTTATATGAGATCCTTGGAGATGACATCGTTATCTTTGATAAAGATGTTTATCTCGAGTATTGTAAAATACTAGATCTTTTAGGCGTGGGTGCAAACCCTGCCAAATCTATACCTGCCCCGACTATTCCTGCTTTTGAGTTTGCTAAGCGAACATCATTAAGCGGTGAAGATGTCTCAGGGTTATCATGGAATGAATTCCTTAAAGGAGATTCATTACCCGGAAAAGTTGGACTAATCTTGCGATTAGCTCTTAGACGAATCCAGCTATCTCGGACTGCAATCGCAGCCGTTATAGCCCGTGGAAGTCATGATATGACCAAACCTCTTAAGGCTGGCGCACATCATGCGCTTTTAGCTATTTTAGGATCATTAACCAAATCGGATAATAAATCGCTAGAATATGCAATTAGTGTACTGATAGATCCTCATAATGAGGAGGATGTTATAGAGCCTAAAAAGGCTTCTATACCACTGCATCAGACTATGCAAAGCGTGGTCGAAATGCTGAAAGGTGAATCTTATACGATTCTAGAATCTACGTTATCAGAATTTGATACTAGACTAGAACTCGCACGAGATGAGCTGATCCCTTTTATGAGTGAAACTGCCTATTTAAAAGCTTTAGCTATCACTAAACAAGTGGTATCAACTTATGATGCAAAGATAGACGAATTTGCCTTTACATTATTAGATTTATCTAATGTTAAAAATAATAATGTTATGTTAGCGCAACGTCGTAGTATAGCCGAAGATATCCTGTTAAGGGATACTGACCCACAAGATCGTTTAGACGCTCTTGAGGATCGACTATACAAAGCAGCCAAATATGGTATGCCTATCTTAGAAGCTGTTAACTTATATAAAGACTCTACCGCTTATGCGATGAGCTTTAAGTTTAACGAAGCTCCTAGACGCACAATACCAACTGAAAACTGGTTAGTGCTTCTTGCGGCTAAAGCCGGGATGCCTGGAGTACGTTGGTGGGACGCGCCTGCTCCTTTTGCAGGTTATGCGAACTACGAGTAACTCGAAGACAACAGCTTGACTAGACTTATAGTCCAGACTCTTCTTTTCATATTTAGGCGGAATTAAGTTGTGCACTTTCTTCTGTCCTGAACTTGACTCTTCTCTAATATAGAAAAGAACAAATTACATGGACCCCATAAATGGTAAATATGGGTGAAGCTTAGCTTAAACGTGTAATTCTCGTTAAGGAAAGCGCGGGATCCCTAATGCTTTATTCCCTTCCAAAAGGGTAAATAAAGAAATGGAGAAAGCGCCTCTTTCACTATATGATGTGAAGATGGGCAAGAG